TGTGTCTGTCAAATGTGGCTGGCAATGCAGGGGCGTCTGGTACGGCTCGCGTTACTGCTGGTTTGCCAGCATTCTTGACCACTAATGCTTCACGCGGCAATGGCGGTGCAGACGGTACTACATCAGGGTCAGGAACATCTGGTTATCCAAATGCTGCTGCAACTGATGGTACTCAAAGAGCAATCACAGAAGCGCTCCTTAAGGGGGTTATCGCTGATTGTTGGGATGAGGGTGCAACGCCTTCAATCGTCCTTTGCGGATCTTCTCAGAAGCAAACTATCTCTACCTTTACAGGTAACGCTACGCGCTACAAAGAGGCAGAAGATAGCAAGCTGAACGCTGCAATTGATGTTTACATCTCAGATTTTGGTGAATTGCAAATTGTTCCAGCCCGTCACATTCGCTCGCGTGATGTGTTTGTGCTTGACCCAAGCTACGCAGAAATTGCGTATCTGCAAACTGCTAACCAGAAGCCTCTGGCCCGCACTGGTTTGTCAGAGCGCCGCTTGATCTCTGCTGAGTGGGGTTTACAGGTCACATCAGAGAAAGCGCACGGCGTTATTGCTGATGTAAGCTAAATAAGGCATAGTAGGGGGGCAGGAATGCCCCTCTATTCTTATGGAAGGTTGATATGAAGATTAAAATTATCACTGACAGAGGCCCGTTTGTTAATGGTGTACGCGCAAAAATGGGTGACATTGTTGACGTTTCAGCGGAAGAAGCAAAGCTAATGATGTCATTAGAGTTTGCCATGCGGGCAGAAGAAAAGCCTAAGAAGGCAAAGAAGAAAAAAGATGACTGATAGTCTAAGCCTTAATACTTCCTATAAAACAGAAGATGACAAACTGATTATAAACCGTTCTCAGGATGTCAGCGCCATTTTGGATTTTAACAAGGAAAAGCAAATAGACGGTCATAACCGTAAATCAGATATGCGTCACGTTACTTCAATTCCTTTTGTTGTTGCGGAAATGTGGCTCAAAGAAAGCGGATTGAAATTAGGTTCTCCAGAGTTTTCTGAATATGTCAAAGGGAAATTACTTTCTGGAGATTACAGCAAGCTGATGGTTCATGGTTATTAAGGCGCGAATAATGAAGCTTATTGAAGATTATACGGGTTTTTTAATAGCCATAGCGGGCGCTGTCGCTGCGGCAGCATGGTGGATTATTAACAATCTTTTGACCAATAAATCTCAGATTAAACTTCTTGAGCAAAAAACAGATATGATGCATGAGCTTTTAAAAGAAATGCGCGACGATCAGAAGGAGATGCGGCGCGATATTCAGAATTTAGCTGTCAAGTAAAATGTGATATGGTTGGGCCATGATTTGCGCCCTTACATCTATTGCCTTTGGAATGTTTCCGCAGGGGATCATGTATAAGGCTTGCCGGTATCGCTGCCCGCGCCCGTCATTTTATTATCATTATCCAAAAATATACAGAATACATCCTGATGCGAAATGCTTGGGATACATTATCGTGGGGCGAGATGTATGATAGATCCTATCACAGCGATAGCTGGGGCCACACAAGCCTATAACATGGTAAAAAAGTTAGTTTACGCTGGGCGTGAGCTAGAGGATGTAGCTGGTCAGCTAGGCAAATGGTATGGTGCAGCAGCGGATCTTGGCCGCGCAGAGCAGCAGCGTAAGAACCCGCCTATTTTCACTAAACTGTTTTCGTCTGGATCTGTAGAGCAAGAAGCCTTGCAGATAATCATTCACCAAAAGAAGCTGGCAGAGCAAGAGAAAGACTTGCAGCAAATGCTAAATAATCGCTTTGGCTATGGCACTTGGCGTGAGATGGTGGAGCTACGGCGCAAGATTAAGAAAGAGCGCGAGGAAACGCTGTATAAGCAGCAAGAGCGCAAAGCCGCATTTTTTGAAACTCTACTGTTGATATTACTACTTGTGATGCTGGCAGCTATCATAGGGGGCGGCACATGGTTGACGGGTTTGGGCGCTGGGTGGTGGTAAATGGCTGACGGCGTATCAGGTATAGGTAGCGCACCATTTAACGTGCAATCGGACATACACCAGCAAACCAGAGCGCGTGAGCGCATAGAAACGCATCTGGTAGAGCAAAGGGTGGAGAAAGAGCATAGAGCCAATCACAGCCACTTAGAGGCGCTCGCAAAGCAAAGATTTGATTTGCAGGAGAGTTATGATAGGTTTGGCCGCAAGACAAATGCAGATCGGCCACAAGGAACCAAAATTAACATAGAGGTTTGATATGTCAGCAAAGAAGCTTGAAGATCAAAGCAAATATGATGCTTATGATATGGATAATGATGGCATTGTTTCTGATGCAGAAATGGCAAGAGCCAAAGAAATTCGTGAAACTGAAGATGCACTAAGAAAGCACTTGGCACAATTACGCATGGCTCGCTGGACTTTAATTGGCATGGGTGCATTCACGGCTGCTATGTTTGCGATGCCAGTGGATCGTATAGAGGCTCTCAGCGATATTTCTAATCTGTTCTACATTAGCGGCGCTGGTATTGTTGGCGCTTATATGGGAACCACAGCATGGATGAGTAGGAAATGATTGATAAACTGATAGCGCCGGTCACTGGCCTCTTAGACAAGTTCATTCCTGATGCTGACGAGAAGGCAAAGCTCGCGCACGAAATTGCCACGATGTCACAGCGTCACGCGCAAGACTTGGCCCTCGCTCAGATACAGGTCAACGCAGCAGAAGCGGCAAGTGGAAGTGTTTTTAAAGGTGGCTGGCGTCCTTTCATTGGCTGGATCTGTGGGCTTGCTTTTGGTTGGCATTTTATTGGTCAGCCTGTTGCCCTTTTTGTTGTAGCATTAACAGGCACACAAATCCCGCCTCTGCCAGAGTTTGACATGGGAACGCTTTTGACTGTTCTTGGCGGTATGTTAGGAATTGGTGGTCTTAGGACATATGAAAAGCAGAAAGGCTTAACCAAATGAGAGAGATTAACGAGATCATAATTCACTGCACGGCAACAAATCCAAGCTGGTATGCTGATCGGTCTGTTGAAGATGTAGTGAGGGAAATCAAGCGGTGGCATGTAGAAGAACGCAACTGGTCTGACATTGGCTATCACGCAATTATTCACCGTGATGGATCTGTGGGCTATGGAAGGCCCGTAGAGCGATCTGGGGCGCACTGTAGAGGCCGAAACAAGTCATCCATAGGGGTAAGCCTAGTGGGTGGCCGTGGCGGCTGTGCTGATGATGCTTTTCTGGATAACTTTACACCAGAGCAGGAGACAGCTTTGCGTGAGTTAATTGTGGAATACAGCGCCAAGTTCCCCAGCATCAAAGAAATATCTGGGCATAATTCCTATGCTAGAAAAGCTTGCCCTTGCTTTGCTGTCAGGGATTGGTCATAAACAAAAGTCGGGGCTGGCTCATAGGAAACTGTGACAGGGTTGTGATGAACTTGCTGGCCCCACGAAAAAACCTCCCAGATTTCTCTGAGAGGCTTCTCCATATCTAGCAACGTTGAGGTGACCAAACCCCTCGGTTGAAACCACCATGAATTGTTTTTGCTGTAGGCGCAAGAAAAAAATACCCCGCCACTTGGAAGGAGTAAGTGACGGGGGAGAAGGTTTTACCCTTCATCTATGCCGCTTGGGAGGAGGCGGCATCTTGTGCTAATCGCCGTTTTCGTCTGTACTGATTGACAATGTTACGGCTGCAATTCAATTCTGCCACAATTTCATCTGTGGACATACCTTTTTCTAGGCGTTCGTTTATTTTGGTTTTAAAGCCATTTGGTCTGCCCAATCGCCCCCCTTGTTTTTGTGTTTTTTCATATTCTTCAACTTTGCCCCAGCTAGGGTTGTTCCCCCAGCTTTCCTTGCTCTTGACATAATTCATATCTGCTTTTGCCATCTCCATCATTTTGGCGGCTAGTGTGGCTTCATCCATGAATGCTCTTTCCTTCTTTTTGTAGTGATAAGATAAATGATTTTAATTCTGATCTGGCACGAGCCAAATCTTGTTTGACGTTAGGGTGCGGATCTAGCCTAAAGCTTTCATCTTGCAAACGATCTACTTGCCCCCGCAGAAACCGCAAATGTGCGTGATCGGCTGATGTAAGGCTCTGCATTTATATACCCCCCTTTTTGACTGCGTTTAAAATTGATCTGCCAATAGTGGCAAAATCTAACAAGGCTCTTAGCATCCCATTCCAGAATATCTGAAGCCTCTGCATAAGTGTAATCATCAGCAAGTGATTTGACCAAAGCAATCTTTTCTTGCTGGTGGCGGTTGCGGATTTCTGCCCAAGTTTCCATTTATTTCCCCCTTTTCGGCCCGTTTTTAATTTGATTTTGAAGATCCTCTAAAAAGATTTCTCCGCTCTTTTTCCTTTCTATTCTCTGATTGACGCCAAGATTAAGAATTATCTCTTGTACAAATTCGTCAATCACATCTGCCGAAACAAACTTTTCCCTTTTATTAGTAAGCTTATTAATTACTGGCCCATGCTCTACTGAATTTCTCATCATGGCTTCTAATCTGTCGCAAACGTAATGCATAAATTTATCCATTTTGTTCTCCTTGATTTGGCCGTGGCCGTGGTTTGATGTTTGGTATAGGGCGGCGGTAATCTGCGTCACCGCCCATCTCTACGCATTGAGGCTGAAAAAGGCGCTCAAGATTATAATATTCAGAAAACGCCTTGCATTCATCTGGTGATGAAAAAATAACAAATGCCATAAAAACTGGTTCAGCAATATTCA